AAAAACACTGATTTTTCAATACTATTTGACGCTTGGAAACAGATGAACTCTGATGCGGCAGATTTTTTGACAAAAACAATGCCGATAAGACAGTTCTTTGATTTTCTATCACAATTTAAACTGGACATAAATGATACATTTGGTTTAGTATCAGTGTTTGAAAATTTAAAACCTATTGTAGAAAACTGGTTTAATGAATCTGTCATGCCTTGGTTTTCTGCTGAAAAATGGAATCAGTTAGGATCAAATATTAAGACCACACTTTCTACGAAATGGAATGAATTTACCGCATGGTGGAAAAATATTGGTTTTGCAAACTGGTGGAACAATGTAAAATCATATTTTACTACCGAAAAATGGACATGGAGTGGCATAAAAGACGGATTATCTAATGCGTGGAACAATGCAATAGCGGCTGTTAAACAAATTTGGAATAGTTTTGCAAACTGGATAAATGATAAACTTAATTTCTCATGGGATCCTATAACGATAGCCGGAATACAACTTGCACCAGGAGGAAGTATTAGTCTTGGAAAAATTCCTACTTTTGAAACTGGCGGTTACGTTCCAAGCCGATACACAATGTTTATGGCAGGAGAAAACGGTGTACCGGAGATTGCCGGAACAGTAGGTGGAAAAACAGCGGTTGCCGGTGGAGTTGAAATCACCGGAATCAAAGACGCCATTAACACCACAGCAGAAGCACAAATGCGCATGATGCAACAGGAAATTGACCTGCTTAAGCAGTTACTTGCAAAAGAAACATCTGTCAATATCGGTGATAGAGACATAGCAAGGGCAAGCTTAAGAGGTCAGAAAGCTATGGGATTACAGATTATTACTTAAGGGTGGGATTTATTCCCACTCTTTTTTTCTATGGAGGAAAACACAATGATAGCAAAAGCAAGTGATTTCATCATAGTAAACGGAGTACGATTTCCGTGCCCAGCTCCAGGAATGGAAATCGTTCGGTCGCAGACGGTTGATTCGGGAAGAAATGTAAATGCTGCAGTTGTCGGTCAAAAAGTCGGAAGAAAATTGTGGAAGATAAATAATCTTCAATGGAATGGATTGGATGCGGAAACATGGAAAGAAATGCAGGATGCATTAGAACCATTTTTTGTGTCGGTTACATTTACTGGGGATGATAATGTAAGACACACATACACTATGTATCCAGGAGACACTACCGGTAAGCCGTTGTTTTTGGATGATATTTTTTATAGGAACTATGAAACGTGTAAATTCAATTTAATTGATTGTGGGTGGGAAGAATGATAAAAGCTTCTAACGCTTATAAGTCTGCAATGCAGAAAAAGATAAGAGACAGGGCATACATATCAATTACTCTCGGTGTAGTAAATGGTGATGCACAAAATACGGCTCATTTTGATGGTGATTACGCATACTGGGGAAACAAGGTTTTGCCGTTTAGAAATGATGCAGAATATACGGAATATGCTACCTTGGAACAAAATTATATGCGTGTAGACGGTCAAATGTATTTTCTTCCGAGAGAGACAAGCGGATTGTACCAGCTACGTAATGCTCCATTAACTACACAAAACATAATGGAAACTGTAAAAGTAACATTCCCACAAGAGTATTCCATCAAAGGACTTACGATAGATTTTGGGAAATATTACCCGACTAGCTTCAAAATTGTTACAGATGAAAAAGAATTGACTTATACAAATGATAAACACGATTTTTCAACAACAGATGTAATCGGAAACACCACAAATATACAAATAATTCCTATATCTATGGTCGGAGGAAATAAACGGCTTAGAGTAGAAAAAATTGTAATGGGTGTTGGGCTGACATATAGAAATAATGATGTATCAACATCATCTTTTGAAGAATTTGTCAACGGAATTTCAGCGGAGATTCCATACAGAAAATTATCTGTAACAATACTGGATAAAAATAATGTATACAATGTAGACGATGATAATTCCTTTATCAACTTTCTTGAAACTGGACAAAAAATGGAGTTATCATACGGAATGGTCCTGTCAGACGAAACAGTGGAATGGCATAAAAAAGCCACGATGCTTTTGACTGACTGGAACTCTAAAAAAAATCAAATGTCTTTCACCGCGAATGATGTTCTTTCAACTTTGGAAGACAACTATACAATAGGAAACAAAATATACGATAGAACAGCATATGCAGAAGCTATTAGCATTCTAACAGATGCCGGATTCGAGCCTGACGAGTATTTTGTTGACGATTGTTTAAGAGATGTGAGCCTACACAATCCAATGCCGGAAGCACCTCACAAAGAATGCTTGCAATTATTGTGCAACGCTTCAAGATGCATTTTATTTGTAGATTCTGACGGAAGAGTAAATATTAAAGCCAACTTTGCAAATGTTATAGATCCGGCAGATATGCAGGTTACATCAAACGGAACTGCGTGGTGGGGAAATGCCACTAATGTATTATATGGAAACAACAATGTATATGCAGAACTTACAAGGAATTTTATGCGTGTAGACGGTTCACAATTTTTTCTTCCGAAGAATACAGGTACAGCCATCGAACAGACAGGATATGTTACGAGAAATGTTTCTGATGAAAATGGATTGTTTTCGGAGAATCCAGTGCTTACATTAAAACTTCCTGCAGCATACACGTATTATGGATTGTATATTTCATTCCAGGGTAACCCTCCAAAAGAGATGAAAGTATCTACATATAATGGAGACACAATTCTTAAGACTTTCAAATATGATGATTTGAAAGAAAAATCATTGTTAAATGATGAATTTGAAAACTTCGACAGTATTCGTTTCGAGATAACAAAAGCATATCCTAAAAACAGAGTTTTGATTGATAAAATCAGTTTTGGAGATTTATCTGATTATGAGTTGAAAAAAGACTCTATGACAGAAAATCCTTATGGATACGCAGAAAGAAAGACAAAAGAAGTTTTCGTCAAAATATATACATTTCAGAACGGAGAAGATAATACACCGCAAGTAGTCGAAGATAACGTCTATTTAAAGAAATCAATCAACAATTCTGGAGAAATAAGGTATTGTGAAAATCAACTTATTTCAACGGAAGATCATGCAAGAACTGTTGCTGAATGGCTTGGAAATTATTATGCGAATAATATTTCTTATGATGTTCAATACAGAGGGGATCCGGTGCTGGAAGCTGCTGATATTATTTTCATGGAGAGTGATATTGTAAACAGCTTACAAGTCGAAGTGGAAACACACAAATTAAACTTTAATGGTGCTTTTAATGGATCATTACAATTACGAAGAGCAATGAGAACATAAGGAGGTTGTAATGAAAAAGATAATTAACGGTCTTCTGTATAACACGCAAACTTCTGAAATAATATATGTTGATGAAATGACAAATAGAAAAATATTCAGAACAGAAAAAGGTAATTTTTTCTTGTTTTATCCAAACGGAGAAATAGTTCCGAAAACAAAAGAAGATATAAAAGAGTATTTGGGGCTGAATGATACAGAGAAATATATAGAATTGTTTGGAGATGTGGAGGAAGCATAATGTGGTCAGAGCCTAAAACAAATTGGTCTTCTAAATGGAATGGTGAAACTTATATAGGAGATTATTTTTTATATACAGATTATAACCGTATTAAAAATAATCTTTTGGAACTAAAAAGCACTGCAGAATCTATGTATAAAATATCATCTTTTAATCTTGGAGAGGATAAGGTTGAAGCAGATCTGATTTATGCCGATGAAGTTACTTTATTTGAAACTACGCTGGCAGAAATTAACAGTTCCACTTTCTCATTTCCTGAACAATTTAAAACATGGAAAGAGAATAAATCGGTTCCAACATATGAAGACTGGAACAGGATAGAATCGTTTCAGTTAAAAATATACAATACGCTAGTAGCACAAAGAAAAGCGCAGAACCGACTTGCTTTTACGCTTGGCGGTCAGAAAGGATTTAAGGTGTAATTATGGCAGATTTAAAAACAAACTATGTTGATGATGTATTAGACACAACTAAAAACCAGTTAAGAAAATATCAGCAAATACAAAATGACGATGGAACTGTTTCTTTCGTTGATGTTACCGAATATACGCAATTAGGAACCTCATTCGGTGCAAAAGACATCAATGATACTAATGCAGCCATAAATGATGTAAATGGCAATTTAACTAATCCTACGCAATTAGCATCAGAGGATATTAAAAATAAAACAAATACCACTATTGTTTTCCCAGAGTCCTATGATAAATACAAACAACTAATTGTTAGGATAGGCTGTAACGATACAAGAGGACAGCAATGTGCATTTTTATATCCTTATATTGGTGTTAATGGTTTTTCTTTAAATTGGGCACTAGAGGGTGATTTTTCCACCTATTCTTACAAGATTGATGGCTTTCTAAAAAACGGTAATGCTTTAGAAATATCAACAATCCGTAGAGGGACTAGTATTACTGAACTTACCATTGATATATATGGTATCAAACAGTATTGAGTAAAAATTTCTATAAGTGTATTAACTAATAATAATTATATACTTTTCATCCATAATAGTGTAAACGTACTTTATATCTAACTGATTATTTCCACGTTCCGAAGCACATAAATGTAGCTTTTGTAGGGTTTGATAACGATGTGGCACTCCAAAAATAAAAAGGTACACTGGACAAATCCTTAACGGAAGCCCTTTGATCTGATATAACTGTACCTCCGATACCGCCACCTAAATATGATGATGAGCCAAGTATATCATTAACAGTTATAACATTCTGTGGCAATACAAGATTAAAACTGGTAGATGTATATATATTACCATAAGCATTACTCATACTAATCGCATTGCCACTTGCCCAACCATTTTCTGCAATAAAAGTACCATCAGGAAATTTGTAAACAATCCAATCACCATCTTTTTCAGATGTCACTAAATTGCCATTTACATAAGGAGTTATAATCGATGGGTGGAGATTAAAAGTAAAAATAAATCAATCAAAAAGAGCATGGTGTAAAAGCCATGCTCTTAATCTATTTATCTGATTCCCCAGTCACCGTCATTGTTGACAAAACCAACCACATATCCTATCATGTCATCAATAAGATTTTCCGGGAGTATGCTGTTCGGAGACATAAGCGGAACATATCTCCATTTTCTTACACCGTCTTCAATTATATGTGTTTTCACGACAATATATATCCCACCATTACTAGTCACAATACATCGTTCACCGTCTTGCGGTTCACGATCCGCTGCAAGGAGAATAATTTCCCCCGGCAGATAAAACGGCATATAGTAGTCGCAAGGAATTTTCACACCGATATAAGCCTTGGATTTTATGTCTTCCGGCAAATTGTCTATGCACATGGGTTCCACAGCGTTTGTAGTTGCGATAATTCCATTCACAAGTTGTGGATTAAGGACAGAAATATACTTGTGCGATTTTTCAAGACTGGAATAGATTTTAGATTGGTGACGTATGAAGTAACGGATAAGGTACAGAGAGTGTTCCGGCAGACTGCGGCATATCTTTATAGATTCCAACATCTTATCTTCCATAGTGCCGCAACCTACCAGTTCATCTACACTGATTCCAAAGGCTCTGGCAAGCGCAACAGCGGTCGATAGCTTTGTGTCGTTGGAATTACCGTATAGTAGTGAATTAAGCGTAGAATAAGGCAAATTAGCTTCATCAGCAAGCTTGTAAACCGTCATGTCCGGTTCATTTAGAAATTCATGGAGATTTCCACGAAAACTTAACATATAATTAGTACGGTTGACTGATAAATGTGTCGAAATTTCTTTGATTCGGTCTTTTTTCATCATGTTTTTTATCCCCCTTTCACATGATACACTTGTAACATCCCTTGTTTCAAGGGACTTCAAGTTCTGGCGAGGGCGGTGTTTATTGGCGTTTTCACCGTCCTCTTTTGTTGATATTTTACAACAATAAAAAACGTGAGTCAAATATATTGATTGTTAAGAACATATGTTCTATAATGTGATGTATTGCTACCAAGTGCGGAAAGATTAGGGGGTGTACTAAGGGGAAAGAAGATTACAAAGAGGAAATCACAAAGCTAATCAATGCTTGCGATAATTTACACTGGTTAGAGTGCATTTATGCCTATGTTAAAAAACTACTTAAATAAAGGAAAAGAGCCAAGGACTTGCGCATTGCCCTTGGCTTTTTCTCATTCGTTCTTTTTTGCGATTGAATCAATCAACTTTTCCAAAGAGTTCCATCCATCTTCGTCCAAGTTGGCCAGTGCGGATACAAGACGGTGCTTAAATGTATCTTCACCGGACTTTTGAATTTCTCCGAGCATTTCAGAGATTTGTTCGTCTTTTGATTTCTGAACAAGCATTTCACCAGTTCCATTTCGGAGCCATTCTTCGTTTACATCAAACTCTCTGCAAATATCAGATATGGTTCTTTCAGATGGTGTCTTCGTGCCTATCTCAACTTGCGCAATATAGTTTCTTGACAAGCCGATTTGCTTTGAAAAATCATCTTGTGTCATATTCAAATACTTTCGCAAAGATTTGATTCTCTCATTCATTTACATCCCTCCTTTCACTAATAATATACACCCAAAAAGTCCCCAAGTCAACAAAAATGTGTTGACATAAAGTTTCTAAGGGACTATAATATGTTTACAAGGTCAACAGAAAAGAGGTGATAATATGGAAAAACAGAGATATGTGGTTTTAGACAAAAACGGTAAAGCAAATATAGTTCAGAAAGCTGATTCACGTTTTGTTGGAATTGACGAGATGGCACAGCACATTGCGTTTGACATTATCGAAGATTACAAAAGCATTATAGATGGCGATAAGAAAATCGAAGAAACAAATATTGATTTGTCTATCAAAGTACTTACCGCCATTTCGCCTTTTAGGAACGGCTCTGGATTTGGAAAGGATTGCTAATTGCTTCGGCTTTTGCTAATTGTGGTTTTTCTTCCGGCAAAGAATTGACGATTTCTGAATAGTATTGGTAGTACAGGTTCTTAAAATCATCAAAACTTCCGGTATATCCACAGATTTTAGCAATAGCGTAAGCGGATGCGTATTCTTTGGAATCCAATGTAATTCACCTCCTTATATCAGAATAAGGAGAGTATATCACAAACAGGGAGTTAATTGAATGAGTGAAAAAGAGAAAAAAATCGTTGAGAAGTTAAAGAGAGCCATTCCGAATATGTCCGATTTCGACAAGGGATATATTCTCGGCAAGACAGAGAAGATGGCAGAGGAATCTGTTAAGAAGCAGGAGGAAGAAAATGCAAAGCCAATTTGAGAGAGAACTTCTCAAAACATTAAAGAGCATTGACGGCACTCTGAAAAGAATTGAGAAGTCCATGAATGATGAAGAGAAACAGCATACGACCATTTGTAATGCAGTTTCTCATGCAATGAAAGGAGAACATGAATGAAAAAATGGACTTACCGCCAGAAGAGAGATCTTCTTGACAAATTAGAACCTTGGATCACTGCATTGGTTCAACTCATAAGTGCATTGGCTGGGGCGGCTGTCGGAATAGCTATCTGCTACTTTTTCTAAGTGGTATGTGGCAGTTGCAGTTATTAAAGCTACAACAAACGGTATGAGTATATTTCTCAAAAATGAGAGAAATAAATGTTCTTTATAGAATCTTCCTTTTGAAGACAAAGTAAATGTGAACTTTTCACGATTTATGGATGAACTAACTATGGTGAAATATCCCTTTTCCTTTAAGGACAAAAATGCTTGGTAAACATCTTCACCATTGTAATTCCCTATTTCAGACAATGAAATGGAACATTCAGAAGATTTTACAGTTTTCCTAAGTACTTTTCTTTCGATTTTGAGAAGCATATGAAACCTCCAGTTTTTTAGAACATTATACCACAGAAAGGAGAACAATGAACGAATTACAAACATCAAACATGAAAACACCCATTGAGATTGCGCTTGGTGTTGATGAAAACGGAATGACTACCGCAAAAGCACTGTATGAGTTCTTAAGCGGAGAGAAAAGCAACTTTTCAAAATGGGCGAAAAGGAACATTGAACAGAATGAGTTCTATGAAGAAAACAAGGATTGGTGGGGGTTCGTCACAGTGACGAACGGTAACGAATGCAAGGATTACCGACTGACTACCGACTTTGCAAAACATCTGTCAATGGAAAGCCATTCTGCAAGGGGGAAAGAAGCAAGACAGTATTTCATCACCATTGAGGACAGGGCGAAGCAGGAAGTAATCAACAGGTCGCAACTTTCTCCACAGATGCAAATGGTTATGCAAATGGCTGAGAGCATGGCGAGACAGGAACTGCAACAGAAGAGACAAGCTGAAAAGGTGAACCGCATAGAGCAGACTGTTTCCAACATGAAAGACATTTTCACGAAACCTATCGGAGACTGGAAATCGGAAATAAATGGAAGGATACGGGAGATTTCAGTTAAGAGTGGAATTGGATATCAGACATTATATGGACAGCTTTACGGTGAACTGGAAACGACAGCACATTGTAGCTTAAATATGCTTCAAAGGAACAAGATAAATAAGATGAAAAAGGCAGGTAATAACGAAACAGCTATTAAAAACGGCACAACTAAAATCCAAATTATTTATGAGAAACCACAGTTGAAAGCAATTTTCGAGGGAATCGTAAAGAATTACGCAATGAGGTATTGCTCATAGAAAGGAAGAGGAATGAGAAACAAATATTTGAAATTGAGTAACAGTGTAATTACATCAACGGACAATAAAGGGAAAGCAATGTACTTTACGAAAGTAGACAGTGCAGCTACATTCCAGAAGTTATTCCATGATGAAGAAGCGTCATACGGTGTATCTGTAAAAGACATTGAAGTAGATATGGGTAATGGAGCAAGTTTTACAAATGCAATTTTAACGACATACATTGCAGAGGAAGAGGACGGATCAAATATGTTTTTGGATGTCATTATCAGTGATTTACTGGGTACGTTCGTATCCGAATGGTATTAAGCCTATGAGAACAACATTGAAGCTGTTTCTTCCTATTATAATAGCACTCTCCATCACATTTACATCCACGGCACAGCCGAAAGGTAGTTTCATCTCCGAGGAAGCACAGGAAACGTGTGTAAAGTACGGTGAGGAATACGGCATCTGCCCGGAACTGCTCATGGCAATGATCGAGAAAGAATCTTCCGGCAGACCAGATGTGGAAAGTGGCGGTTGCAAAGGTCTGATGCAGATTTCAGACAGATGGCATAAAGACCGCATGGAGCGTTTGGGAGTGACGGACATCTACTCCGTGGACGGCAATATCCATGTGGGAGCCGACTACTTGTCGGAATTGTTTGAAAAGTACTGTGATGTAGGAATTGTACTCATGGTTTACCACGGAGAGAAGAACGCATCTACAAAGACAGAATTAAGTGATTACGCTGACTGGATATTAACCAGGAGCGCAGAACTGGAAAGGATGAATGGAAAATGACGAACAGAGAGAAGTATGCGGAACAGATTATTGATATGGCTGCAAAAGACATTAAAATAACTGTTGATAAGGAAGGAAGATTGAGCGATTGCTTTGCTATTAATTGTCATGATTGCGCATGGAGAAATTGCGGCAACTGCAGAAAAAAATTTAGGGAATGGTTAGAACAGGAATATGTAGAACCTGTTGTTGACTGGTCGAAGGTTCCTGTGGACACAAAGGTATTCGTAAGAGATTGCGACAGTGCATATTGGAACCATAGATATTTTGCAAAATTTGAAGATGGAAAAATATTTACATGGGCTAATGGTACTACTTCTTTTACGGCTAAAGGCTTTGATGATGTAACATGGTGGAATCAAGGAAAACTTGCGGAGGACACCGTATGAGTGCCAAAAAGCGGTTTACCGTCAAAGGGTGCATCGGAAAGATATTTTACAGTCCGAAAGAATGGGAAGTTGACCGTGAAACAGCATTCTATTACAGAATTGTAAACCGCAATACCGGGAAGAAAAAATGGTTAGGAAAGGAGTATTTTCATGCAGAAAAAACAGATTATCCCCATCGTCCGTGCGAATGAGATTTTGATTGCAGGACTGTTAGATGCAGGAATCTTGTATATCAGCGAAGAGGACAACATGATCCACGTAACAGAAGACTGAAAGCCGGAGGAGTGAGGAAATGGAAAGGAAGATAAGAAAAATCTTGGTAGAGCTGGGTCTGAAACAGTACTTGCCGGGATTCCAGTACATCATAGAGGTTGAAACGCTGATGTTCGAGAACCGGAACAGAAGACTTTCTGAAATCTACCGGATTATTGGAGAGGAACACAGCACAAATGAAAAAAGCGTGTATCAGGCGATCAAGTGGGTTGTTGATAAGATGAACCCAACCACAGAGTTGTACAAGAAAATCAACGAGACAGACAAGCCGGTATCAATCTATATGTTTGTTAATTCACTGTATTTATATCTTTGGGAGGATAGGAAAAATGAGGATTAAGCACATCTTTTTGCAGAATTTCTGCAAATTCTATGGTTCTAACGTAGTGGACACCGATTTATACGACCGGACAGAGGTTTCCGGTGTAAATGAAACCGGTAAGTCCACGATCAAAAGAGCAATTCAGTATATTTTTGGATGCCGTGACGAGAACGGCAGAGAAATCACCGGAATCAGACCGCACGATAAGGACGGCAATGACATTGACGGAGATATTACCGCAGAAGTTACCGTGGAGATTGACGGTACAGACAAGGTTCTGAAAAAAGTATGCCGTCAGAACTTCAATAAGAAAGGCGAGTTTACCGGCAATGTCACGGATTACTATGTGAATGATATTCCAAAAAAGGCAGCAGATTTTGAAGCATTTTTGGAAGAGAGCGTATGCGGAAAAGATAAGTTTTCACTTTGCATCAATGCCATGACACTTCTGCTGAAAGGTGGCACGGATCAGAGAGCAATTCTTGCTGATATGTTTGGTCAGCACAGTAATGATGACATTTGCAATCAGTTTCCGGAGTTTGAAGCATTAAGGACTGTTCTGCAGGATGGAACGGTTGATGAACTGAAAAAGCGTTGCAATACGCAGTTATACGGCACAAGGGGAAGAAATGGAACCAAAGGTTTGCAGGATTTACTGGATGAAATTCCAAGCCGAATTGACGAGGTAAGCCGTCAGAGAGTGGATATTGACCTTGCGGATTTGGAACTGAAAAAGAAAGCTTTAATGGATAAGCTGTCAGAGAACATTAAGCAGCAGACAGATACGCAGAACAGCATGAATTCCTACGATAAGCTGTCTGATGGAATCATTGAGTTGAAAGGTCAGTTGAGCGCATTACAGCAGAAAGCAAATGAAAAACTGGATGCGGACAGAAGAGAGAAGCGCACAACACTGAATCAGATTCAGAATGAGCATCAGAAAGAGTTGCTTAAGGCAGATACCATTCGCGAAGAGATCACGGAACTGGAAAAGCGCATCGCACAGTTTGAACAGAAGAGACAGGAATTGAAGAAGAGTTGGGATTTGAATAAAAGCCTTAAATTTGATGAAAACTCTCTGATTTGCTCCTATTGTGGACAGGAATATCCGGAAGAAAAGAAAGAGCAGCTAAGAACGGAGTTTGATACGCATAAGGCACATGAACTGGAATTGATTACCAAAGAGGGTTCTTCCTGTGCTGAACATATCAAAGCAGATCAGGCAGAACTGGAGAATAAGCGTGAGGAACTGAAAAAGACCGAGGATGAAGTGGAGCGGTTGGAAAAAGAGATTGCCATTGCTGATAATGCCTTAAATTCTATTCCGGCAAGCGTGGATATTTCCAACACAGAAGAATACAAAGCTGTCCAGTCACAGATTGCTGAGAAAGAAGCTTCCATGAACAAATTCACTGACATGAATCTTCTCAGAATCCAGTTAAAAGGTGATGAAGAGCAGATCCGCAATGATATTTCTGTGGTTGATAAGTCTTTGGCGAGTGTAAGCATTAACGAGAGTGTGGATAAGCGTATCGCAGAACTGGGACAGGAGCGCAAGAACATTGCACAGAAGATTACGGATGTGCAGGCACAGCTTGACCTGTTAAAGAAATTTAGCCGGAAGAAGAACGAGCTGTTGGAAGCTGATGTGAACAAGTATCTTTCTTTCTGTACTGTGCGGATGTTTAGACCTCTTGTGAATGGTGACACGGAGGAATGTTGTGACTTTACATACCGTAGAGAGCCTTACAGCCGTAACATGAACCACGGAGCAAGGATTCTGACGGAGATTGACATTTGCAATGCGTTTCAGAAGCGGTGCGGTGTGGAATTGCCTATCATGGTTGACGATACCGAGAGCCTTGACCCTTGGAAGATTCCTGATGTTGACAGTCAGTTAATTATGTTCCGCAGAAGTGATGATGCGGTTTTGAAAGTGGAGGAAGCGAAGAATGCCTAATAATGATTATGATATGGATAAAAAAGTTGAGATTTCTGCTGATGAAATGTGCAGAGCAATAGTAAAAACAATGGAAGAAGAGCCGTTTGATTCTTTAATTGAAGAAAACCCACTTATGATAATTACTTTTGCCAAATTTGGAGCAAAAGTTACCACAAAATTATTTGCAGATAAGATAAAGAAAGGAGCTGCGGAAGATGCAGATTAAGAAAGAGACAGTCGTTTCTGTTCTGACAACAAGAGGAGAAACAATCAATGCCGGTGACACCGTTATATTCAATTTTGATGACAAGTGTTGCGTGGGTGTGTACCTGGGACTTTCAGACTGTGGAACCTTGAAATTCAAAGGTAAGATTGCCGATACGGATGTGACATTCCATGTGATGCCTAGAAGCATCAAGGAGATTTACAAAGCTGATGTGACAGTGCATCAGGGAGTTGCAAGTGGATTTATGAATGAGCCGGAAAGTGAGGAAGAATAATATGGAAAAACATAAATTTAAGGTTGGAGATATAGTAAAAGTAAAAAAGAATGCTGTTATACTCAATATAAGAACTTTGGGGGAATGCGGAACAGTCAAAAAACTCTTGACGGATAATTACTATTCGGTTGAGTTTGACAAATTTGTAGGCGGTCATGATTGCAAAGGATTCGCCAAATATGGGTACGGATGGAATTGCGCAGAAGATGCGCTTGATTTAGTGAAACATCAGAATGAAACCATTGTCATCTACCGCAATGACAACAAAGTAGTTGCACTGGACAAGTCCACTGGCGAGAAAGCAGAAGCAAAATGCAATCCTGCTGATGAATTTGATTTCCGTACTGGTGCAAAGTTGGCTTTCAATCGGTTGATGGGCGAAGATGTCAAGTCTGATAACGGTGTCCGTGAGGTGAAGAGAAAAGCCAAAGTTGGTGAGTACGTCAAGGTTGTTAATGAGAAGTCTGTTTTTAATACTTATAAAAACGGAGATATTTTCAAAGTAACTTATGTTACGGCATCAGGATGTATTTGCAAAAACTATGACGGAGATGCTGGATTATGGCACGAAGAGTACGTTGTCCTTGAAAACTACAAACCGGAAGAGAAAACGAAGAAAGAGGATGACAACGAAATCCATGTCGGTGACATGGTAGAGGTAACACATAGAGGTAATTGCTATTCAACATACGATACATGGAGTGGACTTGGAAGTTATAAGCAAAATTATGTTAAGGGAGTTTCTGTTGAAGATGGAATGGTTGCAAAGGTTTTGAACATTTCGCAACACGATGACGATAAGCGGAAAACTCTTGCACTTATTCAGAATCCAAAGACAAGCCAGGTATTCATCATTAACATTGACGGCATCAAAAAGGTAGAAAGGTAGGTAGAAACATGGCAGACGAAAAGAAGCAGGAACTTAACACACAACTTTCATATTTTGCAAATCAGTACACTGGACTTATGGAGCGTGATTTTTCTGAACATGGGTTGCAGTTTGATGATTATTCAAAACAATGCGTAATGGCATCTATGAGTGCCATATATAACCTTGTGACATCTAGCAAGGCAAATATGAGCAATCTGAACGGTTCAAATCTGCGACAGGTTATTGGACAGGTTTCAAGCCTTAAGCTGAATGCGAATGCGGTTCCAAGAGAATGTTATTTCCAGTTAAGGAGCAAACAGGCGGCAGATGGCTCTTGGTACAAAGAAGTGGAAATGGGTATCGAAGGTGACGGAAACGATGCAATTCTTCGCAATTTTGGTGTCGGTGTAAAGAAAGTGCATCCTGTGTGGCTTGTAAAAGAGGGAGACATTTTCGTTTATCCGAAACATAAGGGTATTGAAATGACTCCTCCGGAATGGGAAGAAAAAGGAGAATCGCAGAAAGTAATCCGTGTTGTTTACCCTGTGGAAATGGATAATGGGAAAACAGAGTATCTGATTGCAGAAAGAGAAGGAGTAAAAACTAATCTTTTTGCTCATATCAGAAATAATATGATGAACGAGACATTCGGACTGGTAAAAGGTGGCAAGAAGACCAGATACGATGCAACAGATGCGGAGAAAAAAGCTATCGAAGCGAAGAAAGAAGAGATTTTTTCTGAACTTCGCAAGTGCGAAACTCTTGAAGATATGCTGAATTGCGAGGTAGCAAGACCATATATCTCCGCAGCATGGCTTGATACACCGGAGAGCATGATCGTTCGCAAAATGCGTAACAATGCCATCAAAAAGTATCCTAAAGATTTTAATTCCATTGCTTCACAGTCTATTTTGCAGATGGATGAAACATACCAGGAAGCACAGGAAGAGATTAAGGAGAATGCTAATTCAATAGAATTTGTGGAAGGTTCTTTTAAGGAAGTACCGCAGACCGCAGAGACTGACATTGCCAGCGCAGAGACACCGGATTGCTTTAAGTAGGGAGAATTGAGGACATGGAAGATACTGTTAAATGGAAAGTGAACGGCATTTTCAAAGCTGATGCGAACAAATGCTATTCAGAAATTATTTCCTTGGAGAACATCACACCTAGTTCTTTACTTGAAAGAGCAAGGGACAAGGAATCTGAATTACATAAATGTTTTGAATGGGATAACGATGTGGCAGCAGAAAGATACAGAATCACGCAGGCAGGAAATATTATCAGAATGCTTTACATTGCTCCCAAAAGCGAAGATGTGCCACCCGTCAGAGTATTAAGCAGAACATCTGACACGGTGTATCAGCCGACAAGAACTTTTTTGACGAACCATGATGAATACGATGATTTGCTGAAAAGAGCGTTGTCGGAACTGGAAAGTTTCAGAAAGAAATACAATACACTTTCTGAACTTGAATCGGTATTTGAGCAGATAGATTTAATCACTGCTTAGATATATATAAGCATCAAACAGAACATAACTGGATAAATCAAGACAGGAAAAGACAAAACAACCTATATTCAAGTGCTTTATAGGTGGGATAAACACCTATTATATAACAGCTTTTTATAAAATATCGAGAAAACAGGACAAAATGAAAAAGGAAAATAAAGCAAATCATAGGACATTTTATCTCACTTGTTAAGCACTTGATTATAGGCACAAACTGATAGCATTTTATAGGCGGTATGATACCGCCAAAAATAAGAATTAAACAGGACATTATAGGAAAGCAAATTAAATTATAGCATAGAACATCATATCGCTTACAAAGTGCTATCAGTAACTGCTTACAGTTTTATAGGTGGCATAAGCCACAAAAGCAAAGAAAAACACATTACAAGACAATACAGAACAAGACATTACAATACAAAACAGAACACTACAAAAATTATTGTTTATGCCACTTACAAAGCTGTAAGCACACAAAAGAATAGAAAAGGAGATTATATCATGGCAAATACGGAAGTTATTGAAATTAGACCACTCAACATCAAAACCGCAGAAATCACTATTGCAGGTGACGGAGATTTGATTCTGAACAAGATGAATGATGTAAATGCAAGAGATTTGATTGACAAGCGCAAGGACAAGGCAAAGGACACAGCGAAGCCTAACCCATGGGAATCTATTATCACTGCTATGCACTGGTACAATGGAAAACCTACCGATTTTTCAGAGGAAGGACTTGTAAAGGCATTAAAGGAAAATGCACCATGTATTACTGGTTTTGGATTGAAAAAATCTTTCGGACAGGCTGTCACGCAGAACAAGATTGATACATATGCTACGAAATTCAATGCAGGAGTAAATATCATTGCAAAGGGAGATTTAGTCCCTATCCAGTTTGCAGAACATCACATTGACGAGAAGTTGATGTCACCTAAAAAAGGAAGTCCAGTTCTTGTGCGACTGAACAGATTTAGCGGTTGGAAAGCTACTTTTACAATTCAGTACACCGAGAACGCATACTCCATTGAACAAATTGTAAACATCATAAATCTTGCAGGATTCGGAAATGGAATCGGAAGTGGAAGAAGTAGTGGCTACGGCAGATACCATGTAGAGGGCATTAAGTAAAAAATAAATACAGGTTGGGTACTTTATAGGCGGTGCAAACCGCACATCAATATAACCTTGAACAACATAGAATATTACAGTATAAAATATGACACGATATTATATTGCTTTGTGTATAAAGTGCCCAACCACAAGAAAGTGAGGTGATGAAATGCTCAAATTGAAATGTTGCGGTTCAGGCAGTTCAGGCAACTCATACGCACTCATGACGGAGAATGAAACACTTCTGATTGACGCAGGAATGGGAATCATGGATATAAAGCGTATGTGTGACTGGAATGTAAAAAATATTGTTGGTTGCATAGTTTCACATGAGCATGGTTAGGAGACCATAGCAAGAGTATTGAAGATTTGCGGAGAATGGGAATCAGAGTTGTAGCACCGTATGAAAGCGGAAAAGTAGAGACAATGCACTTTACTTTAGGTGATTTCGACATACAGGCGTTTGATGTTCCGCACAATGGTTGTTGGAACAACGGATTTTATATTAAGACACCTTTGCCGTATTCACAGAGAATTATTTATGCCACGGACTTTGAATACATTCCATATAATTTCCGCAAACAGGAGATAGATTGTTTTTTGATCGAGTGTAACTATCAGAAGAAATATGTTGACATGGATGCACCTAATTACGTTCACAAGGTCAAAGGTCACTGCGAACTGGATACTTGCAAAGGAATTGTCGAAGCGAACAAGTCAGATGCCTTGCAAAACGTCATATTGTGTCATTTGGGCGGTGATACAACCGATGCTGATGAATGTGTCGCAGAGGTAAAAAAGATTGCTCCTATGGCGAATGTGGACTATGCGGCAGCAGGCAAGGAATGGATTTTACAGAATGGAAAGGAGTGCCCGTTTTGAGTGGTGGAAGTTTTGGTTATTTGTGCTACAAGGATGTCAATGAGCTAATGGAGCCGTCAAGTATCTCCAACCTTGAAATTATGGTGCAACACTTACAGTTGTACGGTTACGAGGACATAGCACGAGATACACAGCGGTTGATTGAGTATATCCGGTCGGCAAGTATCAGAATTGAGGTTTTGAGCGAGAATCTTAACGGTGTTTTTCATGCGGTAGAGTGGTATGAGAGCGCAGATATTGGCAGAGAGACCATGATTGCAGAACTGGAAAAGTACAGAAATGGTGGTGCGAATGGCTGACACATTTTATAGACCACTTACACCGCAATTAAGAAGTGAAATAATGCAGAGCATTGATTCTAACATATCCGAACTGAATACCTGTCAAAGCAATGCTTTAGTCAATATGCAAAAAACAGGATATGGGGCATTGAGAAATATTATAAATGCCTTGCCGGACGGATATTTGATTCCATTTGAAAGGCGGTGATTCGGTTGGCTGATTGGAAGAATATAGCAAAAGCAAAATCCATAGAGAGAAAGAATCGTGAAAGAATACTGGCAGTCAATCCACATGTGGACGATGGAAGTGGAATTTACTTTCTGACAAGAACAGACGAGGACGGTTTTCGTTTTGCGTATGTTGGGCAGGCGGTACACCTACTCCAAAGACTGGCAGGACACCTTAATTGGTACCAGCACATTGATTTATCCATGAAAAGCCACGGATTGTATTCTGTGGAAAATATATACGGTTGGAAAATCGGATTCTTACATTATCCGGTAGAAGAACTGGACAAATGGGAGCAGTACTGGATTAAGCGTTATGCGGACGAGGGTTACCAACTTCGCAACAAAACAGCCGGTGGTCAAGGTGATGGAAAGAAGCAGATCGCAGAGTACCGACCGGGAAAAGGTTACCGTGATGGACTGGCACAAGGCAGAATCAATCTTGCAAGGGAACTATCGAACATTGCAGATAAACATTTGGTCATCAGTTTGAAGCCTGAGAAGCAGAACAATTCAGTTTCACAGAAACAGTATCAGAAGTTTATGGAACTTTTGCATGGAGAAAAGGACGGTGAAAGTAATGAATAAAACAGACTATGAAGTACTTTTACAATATGTTGAAGAAACTGACAAGGAGTTTTATGAATCTCTTTCTACTCAAAAACAAATTATGTATCTTTGCTATCAATATGAAACTAAATCTTTTAAAAAGTACTTGTTTAAGTATAGATTTCAGCAATTCTGTAATGAATTAAAGGAGTTTTTCAGAAAATGGTGAAATACGAAGATGAATGCTGCGGATGCGCTGCTGGAAATTATCCTTGTATTGGATCTGCTTGTCCCAACCGCCATGTGAAGCATCTGTACTGCGATAAGTGCGGTGAGGATGTAGAGGAACTTTACAATTTTGAAGGTGTCCAGTTGTGTAAGGAATGCATGTTAAATCAATTTGAGAAGATTACATGAGTGAAAAAAATTACGATTGTAGCTGTTGGAATGAGTACCCAAACACAATGCACTCAATCAACGGACGTACTCACAAACCGTATCAAAGTGGTAGATGGAAATGTGTTGATTGCTACGAATATGTAGGAAAATCAGAATACTGTGCTACTCATTGCAAAAGGAAAGAGCCAGAACTTGAAAAGAGGTGATACATAAAATGCCAAAACGATATGACAATCCGCAGGATATTTTGAAAATCATGCGGCAGACAGAACTTTTGAAGCAGTCTGCGGAGAGAAGTCCATTCACCGGAATACTGACACTGTTTTGCTATACCTTGTGGAAAGACTACAAGTACTCACAGACGAGACTTTCCGACTTCTGCGGTAAATTCACCGAATACAATGAAAAGTACGAGAATGAGCCTTATACGGAGTTACAGAGTAGGCTTAACGATTTTGCAGACTGGACGATTGAGTACAAGGAATTTACCGAAGCTGATTATCCACATTACAAGTCGGTTGTAGCGCAGAAATGCATCAGGGAACAGGTCAGATGTAACAACCTTATCAATGAGTTGTCCACAAGGTACATCCTATATGGAATGGTGATTCTTATGGAAGATGGATTCGGTAAGAAGAAGCTGACGAATTTCAAGGATAAGTTTTCTGACCACATGGACAAAGCCGGAGACAAGTGCAACGGAAAGGATTTCATGGACTTGTGGAGAGAACTGGTGGAAAACACCGGAATCTATATTGAGAAGCCTATATTTGACTAAGGAGTTCTAAATGGCAGAAAAAAGAATGTTCAGCGCAAAAATAATTGAGAGTGATGCTTTTTTGGATATTCCTGCTACGGCTCAAATGCTTTATTTTCACATCTGCATGAACGCTGACGATGACGGATTCGTGAATAACCCCCGGAAAATCATAAGGATGTGTGGTGCTTCAGAAGATGATTTGAAAGCGTTGATAGACAACAGATTCCTGTTATCTTTCGATAGTGGTGTAGTATTGGTAAAGCACTGGCGCATTCACAACTACATTCCACCGGATCGTTACAAGCCGTCATGCTATGTGGATGAAAAAAGCAAAATAGGTTTGAAACTAAACGGATCCTACACAACAGATCCTAAAAAGATGGTTTCCCCAGTAGAGGGAAATCCAAAGAAAAATTGCTACGACAAAGAAATCAAACTTGATAAGAGGTGATATAAATGCAGATGACAGGTTATGAATTGTTGGCAAATTATGAAAAAGCGGAGGACAAGGACAAACAGATTCAGATTCTTGCGGATTTGAACCACATCCCGGTTGACATGGTGTGTTTTGTGATTGACAACAGAGAAAAATTTGAAAATTTGGAAACACCATTGTCCACGGAAGAATTTGCAAAGTGGTGTGAGACGGAACTTGACCGTGTGGATGCTCATATCCATGCACAGGAAAAATATTACAGAGAAATTTGCAATGTATACAGAATCGCAAGTACATACGGAAAAGGAGCGTAAAATCGTGAGCAGATGATTTCACAGTGAGGATGAATTATATAGTATGCAAAACAGCTCTGCAGTAGGATATTTTGACCACTGGAATCATATACCATATGATTGCAGCTATCCTCAATTTGCAGAGAGACCGAGGATTGCGGAAAGGAGTAAGGATGGAGAGATTAACAACTAACAAGAATGTATCAGATATGGGAATGGTTGAACTGGCACTTAATTGCTGTTACATAGCAAAGGATGGAAGTGGCAGATACAGAGATTATGAGATTGATATAGACGAAAGAGATTTTGTAAGAAAACTCACAACTACTTTTGTAGGAGAATATTTGCCATTGCAAGACGAATCTTTTGACGAAGAAATGATGGACAACCTTGGTATTGACCCGTTTGCAGACGTAAGAGGTCTGATTGCGATATTCTACCGAAACATGTGGGCAATGGCAGAGTTGAGGGAAAAGTTGAAACGCTACGAGGATGCCGAGGAGCAAGGATTGCTACTGCGATTTCCTTGTAAAGTGGGAGATAAAATTTTTCTTGATTTTGCAGGATTTGGAAAAGATATAGACGAGTTTACAGTTAAAGACTTCCATTTGGATTGTTTTGAAGATGGAGAAATTATACTGTATTGCGATTATGAATCAAACGATAAGACTTTATCTGGCCAAATTGATGTAATGGAATTTGGTAAAACAGTATTCCTCACAAAAAAAGAAGCAAAAGCCAAGCTGAAAGAAATGGAAGGTGAGGAATGAAGAGAGAAGAAGCTATCAAGGATTTGGACATTATTAGGTTTAATCCTCATTGGGATGAGCTTGTAAATGAAGAATATTGGCAAGAACTTATGGAAATGGCAATCACCGCCTTGCAGAATCAGTCGGTTTGGATTCCGGTAAGCGAGAGACTGCCGGAAGAATCTCTTAATAGCGTAATTGGATGGGATACATATCGAAACCGTTGTTGCTTTGTACAATATTTGGGAGGACGGTTTGTTCTCGGTGATGATATTGATAGCGTAAATGTCACAGCCTGGATGCCACTGCCGGAGCCGTACAGGGAAAGTGAGGTAGAAGATGGCGAGATGTAATAACTGCAAGAATTTAGAAACAAAGGATAATGGGTTTGATGCGTACTCATGGTGTGAGAAAATCAACGACTGTCCGCATGAGGACATAGAAAGAGACTGCGAGCACTACGTACCTATGATCAACGCAGACCGGATCAGGAGCATGACTGACGAGGAGTTGGCGATGGAGCTATTATGTGTACTGCGGAATTTAAGAAAGAAAGTGAGGAATGAGGATGCAGGATAGATATTTATTCCGTGGAAAGCGGATTGATAACGGGGAATGGGTAATTGGAAATCGTATTGATGATGGTGTAACAGGGCAAGTATTTATTCATACAGTTGGTAACTCGGTATATGAGAGTGATTAGGTCGGAGAAGAAGGATGTTTGCAGTTTGTGGCATTTGAGGTAGCCCCAGCCACAATCTGCCAGTGCACAGGCGTGAAAGACAAGAACGGTAATCTGATTTGGGAGAATGACATTGTTGCTTACTGGGATTCATACAGTACAGAAAGCGGACTGGCAGAAGCAGATTGCATCGGTAAAGTCGTATGGGATGATGAAACAATTTCCTTCCAAGTGACAAACAGATTATCTGCTGAAAGCTATGAAGTTTTAGGTGATGAATGTTCAGTGATTGGGAATGTATTTGACAATCAGGAACTGTTGGAGGAGTAATATGGCGACATGCAAACGCAAAAATCGTAATTGTCGGTATGAGTATAATCAAAATTCTTACCAGTGCAAGAAATGTATTGAGGAAAAATTAAATCAATATCCGATTACTTGTGAAGATTGTCATTACGGTGGTTGGGGAATATGCAATAAAAGAGGTAAGAATCAGCGGAGAATGAGACCTTGTGAGGATTTTAAATGGAGTTAAGGAGAGTAGCCATGACGGAGAATGAAGCAATCAAAGAACTTGAGACATCTATTGATTTAGCCAAAATGTGTACACAGAATTACGAGAGAAAAAACGAAATCCAAGGTTACGAGATGGCAATCAAGTCACTGGAAGAAGTGCAGCAGTACCGCCAGATCGGCACGGTAGAGGAATGTCGTGAAGCTGTGGAGAAACAGACGGCAAAGAAACCGGATTACGAGGGAGACGGATACTCAGATGGACAGCTTGTATACGATACGTGGATTTGCCCTTGCTGCGGTCAGCATTACGAGGTTGATTGCGACAGATATGATTATTGCCCGAATTGTGGACAGCGCATTGATTGGAGGGATGAAGATGGGAAGACTGATTGACGAAGGCGAATTAATGACGGTAACGGATATTCGAGAAGATGGAACGGAGGTCACATATGTCCATTATTCAGAAATTGAGGATGCCCCGACCGCCTACGAACTGGACAAGGTTGTGCAGCAGTTGGAAGAACGAACAGCATTCCTTAAAGACTGTACGAAGTATGGAAATAAAACAGCAGAGCAGCAGTCAAAATCCTACGACACTATGATGATGTACGAGGTCAAGGATTTGGTAGATGATTTGTTGGAGATTGTAAAGGAAGGTGGAACAGATGGCAATTAAGACGATTTTATTCAACACGGAGATGGTTCGGGCAATTCTGGACGGACGGAAGACTTGCACCAGGATGTTAGTAAAGCCTCAACCAGACGAAAAGCATACATTTCCGCTCGGCTTTGTTACTGACAGTATAGAAAAGAAAGAGTCAGGATGCTTTGGATTTGGCATTGATGAATACGGTGGTTCTATTCAATATGTAAAGCCACCGTACGGGTATGCACCAGGAGATATCCTGTATGTTCGAGAAACATGGAAAAAGGCACCGAACGGATACTATTACTACGAAGATTGGCAAAGAAATGACATTGCCGATGTTACAAAGTGGAAACCATCCATCCACATGCCAAAAGAAGCCGCACGAATCTGGCTTAAGGTTACGGATGTTAGAATTGAGCGGTTGCAGGATGTCACTGAAGATGGAGCAAAAGCAGAAGGAGCGATAGATAACAGAGGGTTTATTCACAGCCCGGAGAATGAATATGATCGCATACATACAGCCAGAGAGCATTTTATTAAAATCTGGAACAGCACCATCAAGAAATCCGACATTGACCGCTACGGTTGGGATGCTAATCCTTACGTTTGGGTGATATCGTTTGAACGGTGCGAGAAGCCGGAAGGAGTGTGATGCAGATGGAACCCATTGATTATACCGCCCTGTATGCCGAGAATGAGGACTTTAAACGCTACGTTGACAGATATTGCACTAAGCACAGAATCAGCGTTGCAGAAGCCTTACAGCACTATCTGGTGCAGATGGCGGGCAGGATGTACAAGGAGCAGGAAGAAACGATTGTAAGAAAGGAATAACGAATGCCCGGTAAACCGTGGAGACATGAACACAGAAATATTCCCGGATTGTGGAATCATGTGCTATTTAGCACAGAAATAAGAGAAAGGAGCCGTAATGGATTTTGGATATTACAACATGGATTGCATGGATGGGATGAAAGAGTTCCCGGATGGTTACTTTGACCTTGCGATTGTGGATCCACCGTATGGCTTACATGAGCATGGTGGAAAAAATAGGAATACATATGTTAAGCAGAAAAATGGAACAAAAACATATGTAAAGGACGGACAGTACGAAAACAGAGGGTGGGACAATGAGCCACCCTCTAGGGAATACTTCGAGGAATTGTTTCGGGTATCCAAAAATCAGATTATATGGGGTTGCAATTACTTTGATTTTACTTTGGCTGGTGGTCTTATTGTATGGGATAAATGCAATGATGGTTCTGACCAGTCGGATGCAGAGGTGGCATTCTGCAGTTTGACTAAAAGGATAGACATATTCCGGTATATGTGGCGTGGAATGTTCCAGGGAAAGTCAATTACTGAAGGAACTATTCAGCAAGGTAATAAGTCGTTGAATGAAAAACGTATACACCCTACACAAAAGCCAGTGGCACTATATGAATGGCTTCTGAACCGCTATGCAAAGCCCGGAGACATTATCTTGGACACTCATGTAGGCAGTGCCAGCAGCTTGATAGCCTGCTACAGAACCAACCATCCATATGTTGGCTTTGAACTGGACAAGCATTATTATGATTTGTCCAAAAAGAGATTAGATGCAGAAATGGCACAAATGCGATTATCTGATTTTATGCCGGAGGTGATGGCATGATTCAGATGAGCATTTTTGACATGATACGTGAACCGATACGTATTACAAAGCCTATAAGGCTGATAGAACTGTTTGCCGGATATGGTTCGCAGGCAATGGCACTGGAAAGAATCGGTGCAAAATTTGAGCATTACAGAGTTGTTGAGTTTGATAAGTATGCCGTAGCAAGCTACAATGCGGTGCATGGCACAGATTTTCCTACAATGGACATAACAAAGGTTCATGCGGATGATTTGAATATCTGCGATACTGAAGCCTTTACTTACTTACTTACTTACTTACTTACTCGTTTCCGTGCACTGATTTATCTGTTGCCGGGAAGCAAGCAGGAATGAAAAAAGGTAGTGGTACACGGTCCGGTCTTTTGTGGGAAGTGGAACGTATTCTGAAAGAGATAAGAGATGGTGGCGGTGAGTTGCCACAGATTTTGTTCATGGAAAACGTGCCACAAGTTCATGCCGATGCAAACATGGTAGATTTTCAAAACTGGATTGATTTTCTGACAAGTCTTGGATATGTAAGTTACTGGCAGGACTTAAACGCAAAGAACTACGGAGTGGCACAGAACCGTGAAAGATGCTTCATGTTTTCATTTTTAGGAGAATATTCATATAATTTTCCTGAATCTATACAACTTACAAAAAGAATACGTGATTATCAAGAAGAAGTGATTGATGACAAATTCTATGTAAGTGATAAGGCATTGAAAGGATTTGTGGAACAAGCAAAAAAGCAGAAAGAAAAAGGAAATACTTTTCATGCAGTGATTAAAGATGTTGATGACATTGCATCAACAATATCAGCTAGATATTACAAAGATGGTTCTGATTGTCTTATAAAAGTTGCTGGAAAAATAAATTCATCGCAGGACGAAAAAGTTGTTTATACAGATGGAATCGCATCTACACTTACAGCCGGTCATTACAATGTACCAAAAATAGCAGATACAGCAATGATAAAATTATATGAAAGTGTGAAATTACAACATATTATTCGAAAGCTGACACCGAGAGAATGCGGACGTCTGATGGGAGTATCTGATGAAGATATCTCCAAGATGGCAGCGGTCAACAGCAACACACAACTTTACAAGCAGTTTGGTAACAGCATCGTGGTTGATGTGATGTGTGAAATGTTCAAAAACTTAAATATTGAGCAAGAAAGTGAAACCAGGAACTAAAAAATTTTGAGTTCCCGCTAAATAACTCAAAAGTTGAGTTAAAAAGTGAAAAATTTTATTAAAAATTTGAGTTTCTATTTGAGTTGTTTTAAATAAGTTAAATTAGGATTTAGTGGAGGAATAGGATGAGTAAAACAATTGAAAAAATAGAAACATACAAAGCTAAAGAAATAGAAAAAGCTATATCAAAATTAAAGCCTGCATATGAAGAGGCAAAAGATTTCTATACTGACACAGGATATGACAGATATTACAACAAAATGCAAAAAATCGAGTCAGAACTTCAGGAACTCGAAGAATATATCCATAAATCCGAAAGCTCAGTAAAAGATCTGACGACAGAAGAATATAGAGAATATCTTGACATGAAAATGGATTTAAAAAATTTGGCAAGTAAATTTTTCTATATGTTTGCAGACTTTAATCTTCCTGAAACGGCAGAAATAAAAGGAATTCAGCAAATACTGGAAAAATACAAATATTAGGATTTAACAAAGGAAGGTGAAAGTGTGAAAAGCATATTAAAGTATCCGGGAGCAAAGAATCGTCTTGCATCTTGGATATGCGAATACATACCGAAGCATGATGTTTACGTAGAACCTTTTGCTGGTAGCTTGGCGGTGTTTTTTAATAAGCAGCGCAGTCACATTGAGACAGTTAATGACATCGATGAAGAAATAGTAAATTTCTTCCGCATATTGAGAGATCGAAGTGACGAACTGGAACGCGCGATAGAATTTACACCATTTTCTAGGTCAGAGTATAAGGCAGCTTATGAACCATCTTATGATGACTTAGAGAAAGCGAGACGATTTGCTGTTAAATGCTGGATGGGATTTGGGTGCGGTAATTTGTACCAGAATGGTTTTAAATCAGGCCAACAGACTAATTCTCCAAATCCGGCCAGAGCGTGGAGCGAACTGCCTGAAATAATGAAACTGGCTACTGAGAGACTAAAGGGAGTTCAGATTGAGAATTTACCGGCCTTAGAATTGATAAAAAGATATGATACGGAAGATGTTTTTATTTATGCAGATCCGCCGTATTTACACGGAACTCGGAAAAATTATCTTTATAAACATGAAATGAAGGATGCAGATCATGAAAAATTGTTAAACGTGCTGGTTAAACATCCGGGAAAAATTCTTCTATCAGGATATGATAATGATATGTATAACGATGTACTTCAGGGATGGAATAAGGTTCAGAAGAATACCAGAGCAGAGGGAGGACGTGCAAGGACGGAAACACTGTGGATGAATTATGAAGTTGAAAACGGACAGATATCGTTAATCATATAAATAGGATTTAGTGGAGGTAGAGAAAATGAAATTAATGATTACAGACACAAATGGAAACAAGATGTATTATGGCGGTCGCAGAAAAGATGGCAGCTATAAAATTACAAGTAGTGCATCAGATGCTTTTGATTTTAGCCCTAGAGCTAAAGGCAATATCAATCAGGTGTGGGGCAATCTTCAAAAGCAGCATCCTGACTATAAATTTGAGTATGTGGATTGAGTTAGGATTTTGTGGAGGTACAATGAAACGAGGAGAAATAACACGGTTCCTGGGAGATCTGTTGGTCACTGATCGGCTTTGCAAAAGAGGAAAGTATTACGCAAGCGAAGTGAGCATAGACTACGGAACAAGTGATGTTAAAAGAGTTGATTTCATGCAATTTGAGCCTTCTGGAGTAACTGCAATCAGTGCGATAGAAAAAGGGATATTCACTTGCTATGAAATCAAGAGCTGCAAAGAGGATGTATTTAGTGGGAACGGATTGAATTTTCTGGGAGAAAAGAATTATATAGTTACTACTATGGATTGCTATAAAAAAATCCAAGAGGATTTAAGAAACGGAAAGCTGGCTAAGCATATTCGAGAATGCAGTCCAAACTCTTCACTATACTACGGGATAATTGTTGCAATACCGGAATATAGAGATCCTGCGGATGAATACGAGAATCCTACGCCACTGGATACAAATACGGGGTGGAAGCTTGAAATAATAATACCATGCAGACAGGGAGAGCGAAAAAGATCCATAACAGAGATGCTATTTTATATGCTAAGGAGTGGTCATTAGCTTGAACTAAACTGAAATATCGCAAAAATTGTGTAACAGAAAGGAGATAGGAATGGCGAGACCGAAGAAAGAAGGTAAGAAGAACATCAGGAAAGACATCAGCATGGATCCGGAGCAGTACGAGAGATTAATTGATTACTGCCGACAGCAGGACAGACCTATCTCCTGGGTGATCCGGCAGGCACTGGACAATTATTTACCTGTGTAATTATGTGTAACGTTACACATTAAAACTGAAATTTAGAAAAGGAGACTGGCTTATGAAGTTGTCAAAACTGACTAAGCCAGAACTTGAAGAAATCTTCCGGAACGCCAATTTCACGGAAGAGGAAGAGAAAGTGTTTTGGGATTTGTCTAAAGGAATTTCTCAAAAAGAAATATCCTTTAGACATTCCATTTCTGTAACTACTGTAGAAAGAAGAGTGAGGTCTATAAAAAATAAACTTAAGCGGTTAGAAGGTGATAGATTTGGAACTTTCTAATATGGAAATATTGCAATATGCCGTTAGCAATGGTATGATTGACACGGAATCTTTGCAAAAAAGCATTGAAATGAAAAAGAAAGAGGAGTATCTAAAGAAACATCTATACGCAATCAACAAAGGAAAAGACGGATACTGGAGAACTTATTTGCCGGATGAGGAAAAAGGAAGGAGACTTGTAAAAAAGAAAAGCGAGGAAGATCTCAAAGAAGAAGTTATTGAGTTTTACTACCAAAAAGAGCAAAATCCAACAGTTACAGAAGTGTTTTACGAATGTGAAGACCGGAGATTGTCTCTTAAAAAGATATGTAAAGCAACATACGACAGAGATGAGAGATATTTTCTAAGACACTATGGAGAGTTGGGTAAGCGAAGAATAAAATCAATATCAGAAGATGAATGGGGGGATTTTTTAGAGGAAGAAATTGCCGATAAAGAGTTGACACCTAAATCTTTTTCCGGTCTAAAAGGAATTACAAGAACCTTCCTTAAACGGGCGAAAAAACGTAAACTTATTGATTTTAATATTGTAGAACTTTTTGAGAATCTTGACGTATCTGATAGTGATTTTAAAAAAGTAATAAAGGAAGACTATGAAGAAGTATTCGACGAATATGAAACTGATGTAATGATTAAGTATCTTGTCAGCCACCTTGATACTTCTAATGTTGCTATATTGCTTATGTTTTTAACTGGTGTACGTATCGGAGAAGTTGTAACATTAAGACATTCCGATTTTTCTGATAATACTTTTAACGTTCGCAGGACAGAAACGAAGTATAAAGACGAAAGCGGAAACAATGTTGTTGAAGTAAAAGAGTATCCCAAAACCAAAGCAGGAATCAGAACAGCAATTATACCGAATGATTATGTATGGATTTGCGATAAAATAAAGTACATGAATCCATTTGGAGATTACATTTTTACCAAAAATAATATCAGGGTTACTGCACAGGCGGTTAGGCAAAGGCAAAAAAGGCTTTGCAGGAAATTGAAAATTTATCCAAAGCCACCGCACAAAGTAAGAAAGACATATGGAACTATTCTTATGGATAACAATGTGGATAAGAGACTTGTCATGGATCAGATGGGGCATACAGATATCATGACATCAGAAATACACTATCATAGGAACAGGAAAACCATTGAAAAGAAATCGTCTATTTTGAGTAGCATACCAGATTTACAGGCAAGGTGATTTGAATACTATTTTTGCGAAAGTAGTCAAAAGTAATCAACAAAAAACACCTAGAAAGCCAGTAAATATGCGGAAAGTAAGAGGAATAGAGTGGGGTTCGAGCCCCCTTGCTTCCACTCTAGAATAACTATTCAGGGCTCACGAGAAAAGACTGAATAGTT